TGGACTGTCTAATATACGTGGTGGCAAAACAGAAGCTTGGAAAGGCTGGAGGTTAATAAAAAATGAAAAGTAAAAGCATAGATTTACCCGACCAAGGTTATACGCCCAAAAATTATCAAGCATTGGTTAAGCTGACAAAGTTATCTAATGCTGATTTTTACCGCACATTTGAGATACCAGAGCAGACGTTTTATAAGCACCGATCAGGTGGTAGAACAATGAAATGGCAAGAATGGCAGATATTAATAAATGCGGTTAAACAATACTTAGATTCATAAGAACATTCAATTAATTTAAAATAAGTATTGACTTGTTCGCAATTACGTATGATTGATTTCACGGAAACTCAACCCCATATACCAATATAGCAATATTATTTATGTAAGCATAAGTAAAAAACGTATTATTATATTGCTTATTGGAACGCGACTTGTTATATTTATGGTATCTTGAACGGACAGGTTAGCGATACGTCCTTTCATAACCTTATTCAAAAGCTCATCTATTAATTTAGGTGGGCTTTTTACGTTTTGGCTTACAGGTATCTTCTTGTTGTGAGTCTTTTTTACATGCAAGGGGCTTGAGGGAGTAGCGCATGACAGATAAAAAGTTATGCGGTGCTAAGACTCGTGTGGGCACACCTTGCAAGAACAGCGGTATGAAGAATGGACGCTGCCGTAAGCATGGCGGTCTATCTACTGGTGCGCCAAAGGGCAATCAGAACGGCTATCGACACGGCTTGTACAGTCGCATCTTCCCCGAAGCGAAGTTAGACGAAGCGATAGCGATGCAAGGTGATGTCAGTCGAGAGCTGGCTATCACGCGCTTACAACTGGTCAAGTGCTTAGAGCTACAGCAGCTACAAGGCGATACGCCTGAGATTGCTGAGCTAAAAGACGAAATCTTAGCTGACGAAGAAGATGAGCACAGCGTTAAAGCAGCTAGGGCTAAAGACGCTAAGCGGTGCGGTGAGTATTATGATCCTGACGATGATGACAGTTACAGCGGTCAAGAGTCAGAGCCGTTAAAACGTACAAGAATATATCGTAAGCGTGATTGGTCAGTTGAAGAAAACAGACTGATCACTATGATAGCCAAGCTAGAGCTTCAATTAGTCAAGCAGCAAATCAGTGTTATCGAATTAGAGCAACGCAAAAAAGAATTAGAGACACAATCAAGGGGCCGTAGCAAAGACCGCAACGTCGAGGAGATGTCAGATGACCAGCTTGATGACTACCTTAGCGAGTTGCTCAGCAGCAGACCTGAATAACTACCTTCCTTTTTTAGATACCGGACAGAAGCTAGACCTAGTAGCGATACTTGAGGAACGTAAAAGGCGTGACGGCAGTAGATTGCACACGCTATTCCCTGATGATGGGCCATTTGCTAGGCAGGGTTATAAGAAGCACCTATCTTTCTTTACTGATGGGGCATACTTCGGCTCACGTCTATTTATGGCAGGTAACCGGGTCGGTAAAACCATAGCCGGGACCTATGAAGACACACTACACGCTACTGGATTATATCCCGATTGGTGGGATGGTAAGCGGTTCGATGGACCAACAAAGGGCTGGGTAGCAGGTAAGACTAACGAGACCACACGCGATATTCTACAGTTAGAGCTGTTCGGTAATGTTATCTACAAAAATGGTGGTAAGACTAAGACCATTGACGGTAGCGGATTAATACCTAAGCACTTGATTGATGATCGAACGATACGGTGGAAGTCAGGTGTTGCAGATTTAATAGATAAAGTCAGAGTTAAGCACGTTAGCGGTGAGTGGTCATACGTTGGCTTAAAGTCGTATCAACAAGGCCGAGGGAGCTTTGAAGGTACAGCAATGCACTACATTCATTTAGATGAAGAGCCACCCGAGGAAGTTTATACCGAGTGTTTGACACGAACAGCGACGACACGAGGTCTGATCTATATTACGTTTACGCCTTTAATGGGCGTCACGCCAATGGTCAAGAACTTCATTGAGAAAGCCGATGAAGGGATTAATAGCGTTACTCGCGCTACTTGGGATGATGCACCCCATCTATCGGAGGACGACAAACAGAACTACCTGGCACTATTCCCCAAGCATGAGCACAAAGCACGTATGCAAGGGATACCGTATGCAGGTAGTGGACTGATATATCCGATTGATGAAGATACGATTATCGTTGAAGCGTTTAGAATACCTGACCATTGGCCACGCATTAAAGGGCTTGATTTTGGTTGGGACCACCCAACGTCAGCCATCGAGCTTGCATGGGATAGAGACACCGATACGGTTTATCTGATCAACGAATACTCAGCACGCGAACGGACACCACGCGAACATGCGCCGCATATCAATGACGGTGGTAGCTGGCAGCCAGTCTCATGGCCTCACGACGGTTATCAACATGACAAAGGCAGTGGTGAGACACTAGCCGACCAGTACCGCAAAGTTGGTGTGAACATGCTCGATGACAGAGCCAAGCATGAAGATGGCAGCAACGGTGTTGAAGCTGGACTGATGGAAATACTCACACGTATGGAAACCGGACGCTTCTTAGTCTTTGACCACTGTACGCAGTGGCAAGAAGAAAGGCGCACCTATCACAGAGACAAAGGTAAAATCGTTAAGTTGTACGATGACTTGATGGATGCGACACGCTATGCGGTGATGATGCTAAGAGAAGCACGCACTCAGCCACGGTCAGGCAGTAACAAGGTTAATAATAATACAACGGTTATTTAGGAGTTTAATTATGTCAGAGTTACCGAGCAGTGTTACCAAAGAGTCGCTAGACGTATTAGTTAATAGTGGTCATACAGAATACAATCACTTAGCAGGTACATTAACGCATTGCTCAATCACTCTACCTTGTGGATTTCAGGTCACTGGTGAGTCTGCTTGTGTTGACCCTGCTAATTTTGACAAAGAGCTAGGACGTAAATATGCGCGTGAGCAAGCAGTAGAAAAGTTATGGCCACTTGAGGGTTACTTGCTGGCTAATGATCGTCATCGTGCTAATCTGGCTTTAGAAGCTAAAGCAGGTAATACTTATGAAGATAATGCTAGCTGCAGTGAGTGCAAGCGGCTCTTACTTCTCTTAGGTGATGTTATAATTAGCAAGACAACACACAACAGATAGGACGCTGATTATGACAAGCCGGACTCATTTTGTAATGCCAAGACGTATCAGTAAGAGTACATTGGATGCGCTATTAAACGAGGCCAACCTACCTAATGGTGATGGACGCAAGCCCACAAACTTAGATGTAGTAATAGATGAAGCCATTGATGAAGTGGTCAGATGTGGTACTAGCGTTGTGACTGTCAGCCTTAATGAGCACATACCGCGTGTCAATCACATTGCACAAGAACACATGGTTCGCAATCAGAAGTAAACCAACCAAGCAACAACCAAGCCACCCTATGAGGTGGTTTTTTTGTGCAAGGAGTAATCATGGCAAGATATGAGATAAGCAGTAAGGAGCTTTACAGCAGGTGCGCCAATCCTCGCTATCTTACTATGAAAGAATGGAACGAGAATACCATTCGACGACGTGCAGAGCTTGGGTGTTCAGAGTCTAAGAAGTACGCAGCAATGCTACCTAAAATTAAATCAGGTAAATAAAATATGTCACTAACCATACGATACGGCAAGCCAACGCCCGCAGTTATTAAAAGCGGTTACGGTCTGCAAGCCTTTCTCTCTAACGTGTTCTTTGAGAGCGATGAGGGCGCGACTGCTAATGATGCCGCGCTGATTGTCTGCCGTCGTGCGTTTGGTATCGGCAAGTCTTATATCGCAGTCCGACGCAATCAAGCCTTCCAGCTACAAGAGGCTGACGGTGACTTTCTAGCAGACACAGCCTTAGAGTGTGCTAATTATCTATGGAATGGTCATGCCGCAGACCGTGAGAAGCATATCGTCATGGATTGCTTATTAGAGAATATAGACGAGCTAGTCATGCACAAGCCTGAGGGCGAAGATTTAAACCGCAAGGCACTCGATGCTTACTTTGAAGGCGAGGAAAAATTCACCACTGGACTAATGGATATTGCCAATAATGAGTAATCAAGCGACGCACAGCCTGGATGACGATTATAAAAACACGACTGACGGCAAGTTTCTTGTGTGGGCGCATGATATGTATGAGTATGAGCGCGAGAGCCAAGCAGAAGGCCGCGCATTACGGGCACGCGATGAACGATTTTATGATGGTCATCAATTCAGCGATGAAGAAAAGGCCATCTATGAAGAACGCAATCAGCAGCCACGGACTTACAACGAGATTAAACCAGCAGTCGATTGGGTAATTGGTAGTGAAAGACGCGCACGTAGCGACTGGAATGTATTACCGCGCACGCAGGACGATGTAGAGCCAGCTATTCTAAAGACTAAGCTAATCAAGTACATAGATGATATCAATAAAGCACGTTGGCAGCGCAGTAAAGCCTTTGAGGATTGTGTAAAAACTGGTGAAGGCTGGACACGTATCAGCGTAGAACCTAATGACGATGGCGAACTCATGGTGCAGATTAACTATGAGAACTGGCAGAACATCTTAGTCGACGGTCAATCAGTGCAGGAGGATTTATCAGACAGTCGCTATCTGTGGTCATCTAAGATTGTTGATCTTGAAACCTTGCAACAGTGGTTCCCCAAACAGAAAGACGAGATTGAGCGTGACGCTGGTGAGTACCAAGACCTAGACGAAGATATGAAGTCAGACCAGCTAGGCGATGACGTACAAGACATTTATAAGAATCAGCAGTGGCAGCCAAGTGGTTCCAGCAATGCCGAGGTTAATATCACACGGTCAGGCAGTATGAGCATTACAGGTGGTTACTATTCAAGCACCCGTCAAGCCGTCAGAGTGTGGGAGATGTGGTACAAAAAGACTGAGCGCGTAACCATCATGTCAAATGCAGGCGGATTGACCGGACAGATATTTGATAGTAACAGTCAAAAGCACCAAGCAGCGTTAGAGGACGGCGCAGACAAGCGTGAAACCGTACGCGAGCAGATGTACATGGCAATCTATACCGCCACGACTGTATTGTTTCATGGCAAGTCTATCTATAAACACAACCGCTTCCCATTTATTAGGCGTTTAGCATTTACAGACAAGACCACTAAATCCCCTTATGGCCTAATCCGCCAAATCATTGACCCGCAATCAGACTTAAACCAACGTCGCAACCATGCGTTATGGTTAATGGCCACCCGCCAAATCATAGCCGAAGAAGGCGCAGTCGAAGATAAGAACGAAGCGATTAAGCAAGTGGCGAAGGTCAACGGCTATATCGAAGTCAAGGGCAAGAAGATGTTTGAGATACGCGACAACGTAGAAATGGCAGCCCCTCACGTGCAAATGGCAGAGATGGACAGTGCTTACGTGAAGCAGATCAGCGGTGTGACTAGTGAAAACCGTGGGCAGAGTAGTAATGCCATGTCCGGTATCGCTATTCAGTCGTTGCAAGAGCAAGGCACTATCATTACCACCCCAATTATCGACAACCACCAATTAGCCCATCAACTAGAGGGTGAGTTGGTACTGTCATTATCTGAGCAGTACATCAGCCGGAAGATGCAATTCCGTGTGACTAACGACATTCAAAACCCCAGCGAGAAAGATTTTACTACTTTAAACAGTGGTGAACCTGAGACTGATATTACCGCGACACAGGCTGACTTCATAATCTCCGAACGTGATTATCGTCAGACCATGCGTCAAGCCTTGTCTGAGCAGCTAATCAATGTATCAGCACAAATTACCCAAGCCACAGGAAACCCAGCACTCGCTATTGCCTTCGTTGAGATGGCAGTGGAATTACAAGACCTACCGAATAAAGAACGCTTACTGACCAAGATACGTGAAGCCACCGGACTACCGCCATCAGATGAAAACGATGAGGAGAAAGAGAAACGTGAGCAACAGAAACAGGCAGAGGAGCAGAAGCAAGCGGCATTGCAAGAGCAAGCACAAGGTCTTGAACTTGCTGAAAAAGAATCCAAAATCAACTACAACAACTCACGAGCCAACCAGTACAACCGGGAGGGTGAGCGTGAGAAAGCTAATGCGCGTAAGTCGCAGGCCGAAGCATTGGTTACTTACTTAGAAGCAGCAGGACTGGTTACTGAAAAGGCCAACCTCGTTGATATTGCTGATGACCTAATCGGTAACATGGATAATATTATGAATGGGACAGAGCCACCGCAAGAAGGTGGAGCGCAGTTAGAAGCGCAAGGTGTGCCAGTCGAGCAAGGACCCGTACCGATGCAACCGACTGATGCCGAACAACAGCAGATGGAACAGATGGCGCAGCAAGAACAGATGCAAGCTGAACAACAAGCCCAGCAGCAGCAACCGCCACAAGGTCAGCAACAACCAATGACTGAGGAAGAAGCCATGCTGCAACAGCAGATGATGCAACAGCAAGGCATGGAAGGTGGTCAGTGATAGACCCTGACGTTGAGCGCATGGAGTATATGCTAGACACTGACTTTGAGGAGATGCCAAGTCAGGTGACTATGCTCGATGAGCTTGACGGTTGGCTGGGTGATACTACCGCAGAGCTAACGCACAGACAGATAGGTTCAGAGGGTGATGAGTAGGTGCTATAATGACCTTACTAATCAAGGAGTTATTATGAATATAAAAATACATGACGACAAAAAATGTAAGTATGAGAGCTTTACTGCTAGCGTTGATTTAAATCTACCTAACTTTTTTGGCTCAGAAGTTGAGGGTTATGGCGCTGATGAGCAAGAGGCTGTCAATAACCTTATGAGTAATATTGATGCTATTGTGAAAGATATTAACGAAAAATACGAGTTACTAGCCAAACCTAAAGACCCTGTGATAATGGCAGATAGTTTGATAATTGAAGATCCTAAAACTGGTCAGCTATATAAAGCCGCGAGCGCCATTAAGGGGTTGGTGCCTATCTGCGCTAAGTGCGGTAAAGAGTTCGCAGCTTATGAGCGCGATGACCGAGAGTTATTGGGCGATACCAGTGGCACATGCAGATCATGCAAGTTGCCTAATGCCAAGAACGACCATAACCACTTAATAGCTTAATTAATTAGACGCAGCATAAACAACTAGACAATCAAACAGTTCAAATAAGAGCCGATATGTGAAATTACATATCGGCTTTTTTAATACCTACGATTTAACCCAAAGGAATAACCATGCCAGATGAATTTGACAACCAAGCATTACCTGAAGATGACATAGATGTTCCAGAGGGTGATGACCAAGACGTTGATACGCCAGAAGATGACGGTGATGACTTTGATTTTGACGGTCTAACCGATGCCGAGATTGAAGCCATTAACGCTGGTGATGATACTGATGATGATACTGACGGAGAGCAGGACGATGACCAAGATACTGACAGTGACAGCAGTGATGGTGATGACCAAGATGCCACCGCAGATACAACTGATGATGATGCTGATAGTGCTACGGATGATCAGCAACGACAATCAGACAACGTAACCCAACAGCGTACCGATATTGATGCCCAGTTCGATGCCAAGCTAACAGAGCTTGAAGAACTAGGCGAGCAGCTTGACAACGGCGATATGTACGAAGGCAAGTACAACGCAGTTAAAGCACGTATCGAGCGTGAGATTAAACGCATTGAATCGCGCGAAGCTGAGCTAGTCACCAAAGAAGATGCCATTGCCGAGCGTGAGACGACCGCTAAAGAGCAATCACAGAATGAATTTACTACCGCAATTACTGGCTTTATGGCCTTGCCTGAAAACTCAGTGTTCGTTAAAGGTTCGCCCGAGTTTACCGCGTTAGACCAACAGCTAGGGGTGGTTGCCGCTAACATGCCAGAGGGTACGCCATTCGATGTGCTTCTCAGTAAGGCGCGTAACGTGGTAGGCGCTTATATGGAGTTGCCTGAAGCTGAAAAGGTGGCAGCGAAAGCCAAGCCTAAAGACAAGCAGCAAGAAACCATGCCCAGCATTGCCAGTATGCCAGCCGTAGTACCGAACAGCACTGACGGTAACAAGTTTGTCCACTTAGATAAATTGGGCGGCCCTGAGCTTGAGCGTGCATTGGCTGATATGTCTGATGAGCAGCAAAACGAATACTTAAACACCTAATCAGGTAAGTAATTACTTTATGACAAAAATACGCTATCGAGATTGCAGCATAGGCGATGTTATCGAAGTTACAGGCGCGTGTACCATTGTGGTTGAAAGCAAGAGTGGGCGTGCGCCAAGATTGAAAGTGATAACCGATCAAGATAGTACAGTGAGTTTTTTAACAGGTGAACAAGCGCATACGTGCTGTGATACCACTAATAGTCTGACTAAAGGAGACTAATCATGGCACAGACTAAGATTAACGACGCGCAAGCAGTCAAGAAGTGGGCAGGTGCGTTATTCAACTCAGCCGTCCAAAAATCCTTCTACGGAAGCAAGCTGATGGCCTCCACTAAGTCAGTGGGCAAAGCCGGACAAATGGCTAACGCCCCTATCGGTGTGGTCAACGAGCTTGAAAGTGGCGCTGGTGATAACGTATCTTTTGATATGTTTGTTCAGCTCAAAGGTCGCGGTACTTATGGCGATGACACGTTAGAAGGTAACGAAGAAGATTTAACCGCATTTACCGATGAGGTTAAAATCAATCAGGTTCGTCATGCCGTAGCACCAGGCGGTAAGATGAATCAGAAGCGCACCATCAACGACTTGCGAGCAATCGCTAAGGTTAAGCTGGAACGATGGCACGCAGGTCACTTCGATGACGTGGTAATGACAACGCTTGGTGGTGGCCGAGGCCATGCCAAAGACTTGTATATTCCACAAGGCGCAAAAGCACCTATCCCGGGCACGTCTGATTACACTGAATATGATGAAGATAGTATCGTCTATGGTGGTTCAGCAACCTCTAAAGCCTCTATGGTGGCAAGCGATACTATGTCGCTTGATATTATTGATAAGCTTATCCTTAATGCCAAACGTGGCGGTAAGGCGGACGGTGAGTTCCGCATGGAGCCGTTAGACGAAAGCTCAGAAGAATACTACATGCTTACCTTGTCACCGGAGCAAATCCATGACTTGCGTAAAGACACAGGTGTGGGTGGTTGGCTCGATATTCAAAAGGCAGCAGCAGCAGCCAATGGATATAAAAACCATATCTTTAAAGGCTCAGCTGGTGAGTACAACAAGACTCACATCAAAGAAGTAAATAGTGTTGTGACCTATGATGACTTTGGTGCCAGTAATAACGTGAAAGCGCATACAGGCGTATTCATGGGCCGTCAAGCCGCAGTTGTGGCCTTCGGTAGTGCCAGTGACAAGAACTTGCGTGCCAATTGGGAAGAAAAACCGAAAGATTATGGCAATCAAGTCGGTATCTCAGCAGGTATGGTCTACGGTACTAAGCTACCCTCGTTTGACGGTAAGGTGGTCAATTCTATAGCAGCCTACACAGCCGTAAGTGAGTCGCGTACCTAACACGGCTTGATTATACTTTAGACCAGTGAGCGTGCTTAGGTGCGCTTTCTTATCACTACCCCATATTATATAAGGATAAAAGACTATGGCTAAGTTCCAGTCTGAGCGTTACATGCATAATACCCAGTTGCAAAGCTCAAATGTTAGCGGCACATTAAGCGTGCCAACCGTGACCCATAACTTCACTGCCGAAACTGCCGTTGCTATTGGTGATTTTGTGATGGTGGCCAAACTACCAACACGTACAGCCATGATGGGCATTGAAGTGGTATGCAGCGCATTAGGCGTAGGTATCACGGCTGACGTCGGCTTGATGAACGCAGATGAAACTGATATTGACGCTGTGTTTATTGCTGATGGCAGCATGGTTGCACAAAGTTGGATCAAGGTTAATGACAATGCTATCGCAGGTCGTCTTGCTAAAGTGCGGGACAATCCAACGACTATCGCTATTAAATTTAATGGCGCAGGTACTATTCCGAAAGATTCATTTATTAGTGTCACGCCTCACTACCGTCATGCAACTAATGACGAGTAAGTAAGTAATTAGACGCACACCAAAGCCCATGACTTAATTGTTGTGGGCTTTGCTCATTCTGTACCACTAACACGTAAGGAGTCATTACATGACTGATACTACTACTGCCCCGCAAACCACCACAGCCATTCAGTGCTTACTCAGACGTAAAGGTGGTACACAAGTTGCGTTCGGTCACAACCAATCAACCCAGGTTAATTATGACTTCCAACCGCTTGACTCAAAAAAGCCTAATTCACCTCACGTCTGCCAAGTGGCCGATGACGAGCATCTAGCGCGTTTCCTAGCAATCCCCGAAGCCTACCGTCTTTACCGCGCAGGTGATGCCGCTGTGACTAAGATTGCAGTCACTAAGCCAGTGAACAATGATGATGGTGCCTTTAAGAATCGCTTTGATGACATTTTGTCTATTAATTTTGAGACGGCTGAAAACGATACCGTTACCGCTTGGGCTAAAGAGGTATTAGAGCTGACCACAGCCCATAGCGCCAAGATTAAACAGAAGGCAGCCAACTTAGATGTGACGGTCAAGAAAGGTGACACCATGACCGAAGCGTTACGCAATATCGGCACGGCTATGCAAGCCGAAGAAATGGCCGCCAGTGATCAGGCCAATAACGATAAATAGGAGCAGTCATGTTCAGTAGTCGCAGCGTCGTAGAAGACCTACAAGTCACTCAGCTCAATGACCCCGAAGGTATTACGTGGACACAGGCACAGCTAATCAGTGCGCTTAATCAAGCCTTACGTATGCTGCAATTACTACGGCCTGATGCGACTGCCAAGCACGCTATCGTCAATGCTACAGAAGGCGCAAGACAAGTTATTCCTGATGATGGGGTACGCCTTATTCGTGTGATTCGCAATATTAGAGCCAGTGGTATGACCGGACAGGTTATCCGCTTGGTACAAAAAGAAGATATGGACAGCGCGAGTCTGGCATGGATGGGCGCGACAGGTATTCAAATTAAAGAATATATGTTTGATGGCCGTATTCCTAAGCAGTTCTTTGTCTATCCTACCGTTACAGCCGACAAGCAGTTTGAGATTGAGTACAGCGCACGCGCAGACATTGTGACTGCCGCTACTTTTGATGATGCGCTACCAGTCGATGTAATGTACTCACAGCCGATACAAGAGCTGATGATGTATAAACTCCTGTCAGGCGATAGCACCAATGGCGATAGTGGCGCCAGTCACTTACAGCTCGCTACTGGGCTACTAGGTGTTCAAGACGAGATTGACGCACGCCTATCACCCGCACGCAAAACGAGTAATTGATTATGGACATGGCGCAGTACGATGATTGGCTAGATGGGGTTAATACAAATATTGCAAGTCAGGCAGGCAGTGCTGCTAACGTGCCACGGGTGATTGTGGTTCATGCGGTGCGCTCAGTGGTCAGACAGTTTTTGAACGATACTGATTCATGGGTACATAAAC